CAAGCCGGGTTGGAAGGGTGGCCCAGGCCGCCCCGCTGCCATGTTCAGCTTCGCCAAGCATCTGCGCGCCTATCTTGATAGCGACCACCCAAACGCTGACGAATACAACCTTAAGACCGGCAACAAAGATGTGGTGCGCTCGCAACTCGACGTGATCATTCGCCGGATGGCCAAGGATGATCCGCGCGTGTTGCTGGCCTATGCTTACGGTAAACCTATTGAGACGCATGAGATTGGCGGCGTGGACGGTGCGCCTATCGTCATTTTGAAGCACGCGCATGAATTGACGAAATGAAACCGCCCACATGGAAACTTGAACGCCGCAAGCTCAGCGTATGACCTCCCGCACCATCGGCTTGCCGTTGCTTCACGCCACGCAGATCGAAGTGACCAAGAGCAAGGCGCGCTTCCGCGTGTGCTGCTGTGGCCGGCGCTGGGGCAAGGGCATCCTTGGTGTGAGTGAGGCGTTCATCCGTGCCAGCCAAGGCTTGAAGTGCCGCTGGCTTGCGCCCAGCTACGCATCTGACTCGTATCAATCCGGATGGAGCGTCGGCATGAACCTCGCCCAACAGATCCCCGGCGTATCAGTCCACCTGCAACGGCGCCAGATTGACTTCTCGGCCATCGGCGGAAGCTGGCTTCAGTTCCGCACCTCCGAAGAACCTGACGCCCTACGTGGCGAGGGGATTGACTTCGTGGTATTCGACGAGGCGGCGCATGTGCCCAAGATTCAGGACATCTGGGAGCAGGCCGTGCGCCCGTCGCTGATGGACAGGAAAGGTGATGCGTGGTTCATCAGCACCCCGCGCGGTCATAACTATTTCAACACGCTTTACAACCGGGGACGCGATGGCGAAAAGGATTGGGCCTCGTTCCATTTCAGCACGCATGACAACCCGACGATCATTTACGAGGAGATCGAAGCCTTGAAACGTGACATGCCGGCGCTGGTCGCACGCCAAGAGATCGACGCCGAGTTCGTGCAACTGGCCGGCGCATTGTTCAAGCGCGAGGACATCCGCATCCTGGACGAAGAACCGACCGGCATCCAATGGGTGCGGTCGTGGGACTTGGCGTTCACGGTCAAGACCACCAGCGACTTCACCGCGGGCGCTCGCGTGGGCATTGCCGACGATGGCACGGTTATCCTGGCTGACTTGGTTCACGGGCGCATGGAATGGCCTGCCGTGGTGCGACTGATAGCGCAAACAGCACGTTTGGACGGCCCCGACGTGCGGGCCGGGGTGGAAGTAGTCGCCGCACAAGTTGGGATGCTGCAAACGCTCTTAGCCGACCCGCTGCTGGCTGGCTACGCTTTCCATCCCATCCAAGTCACCACGGACAAGATCAATCGCGCCTTGCCGCTCATTGCGCGTGCGGAGCAAGGCAAGTTCGCCATCGTGCGCGCGCCGTGGAACAAAGTATTGCTTGACGAAGCGGCATCCTTCCCCGATGGTGCTCACGATGACATCGTTGACGCAGCGACAAGCGGCATGAAGATGCTCACGCTCAATAATGCCCCGACCTGCGAGCTAATATGAGTCCATCTCTCTTTTTGCGTAGGGTCGGACAGGCTTTGTCCTATGTCCTGCGCTCCCCCACCTCCGGCCTCCCCACATCTTGGTTCGATCACGTCCCGCCCATTGAAGGCGCAGCCGCCGGCTTGACCATGCCCTACGCGCAAAGCGTCTGGGTTCATGCTGCGGTGTCCAAGGTGGCCGGGCCTATCTCCGCCGTTGAATTGTGCTGGCTGGATATGGAAGGCGAGGAGATTGAGAACCCGCAACTGGACGAGTTTTGGCGTGCGCCGGCGTTGAATTGTGACGGAACGCGCATCCCGCAATCGGACTTTCTCGAAATCTGCGCCAAGTGGCTGCTGCTCTCAGGCGAGGTGTTCCTGTTGCAAGACGACACTTGGGCCGTGCCTTTCCCCGAGGTTGCGCCGTTTGGTGGCTTCACCCCGCTCCTGATTGGTCGACCGGACAAGATGCGTCCGCTCGTGTCGGGCCTGCGCTTGATGGGCTGGGAACTGACCGATGCCAACGGCAAGCGCCACAACCTGCCACTGGAACAGGTTTACCAGATCAAGCTGTTCAATCCCTACAACGAATATCGCGGACTTGCACCGCTTGACGCGGCCATGATCGCGGCGGGCGGTGATTACGCGGCTGGCCTCTACGCCAAGAACACGGCAGAAGCGAACGGCGATCAAGGCGTGTTCGTCGTGGCCAAGCAAGGCTTACTCGACCAACGCCAGCGTGAGCAGATCGTGTCGCAACTAAGAGAGAAGAGGGCCGCGCAGCAACGGGGCATCTTCCGCCCGGTGTTCCTGACCGGCGACATCACGATTGAGGACCCCAAGGTGCGTGCCGTGGACGCCGCATTCGTGGCGCAACGGCAAGCCGCGCGCCAAGAGATAGCCATTGCTTTTGGTGTCCCGCCTTCGTTCTTCGATCCCGTAGCCAGTTACAGCGTGGGCGCAGCTTCAGACCGTTACATCCTGATCGAGGAAACGTGCAAGCCGCTCGGGTACAAGATCACCTCAACATTATCGCGCATTTCCGAGAAACTTATCGCGCAGCCGGTCATGGGCGAATTGGATTGGGACGATCATTCCACCATGCAACAGGTCAGGCGTGAGCGCATTGACGCAGCCATCAAGCTCTGGAACACGGGGATGCCGATGGATGACGTGTCTGATTATCTCAACCTTGACCTGCCCGAATACGCCGGCAGCGATGTGGGCTTCATGCCGTTCAGCGTGTCACCCTTCGATCCGTTGGCCGATGCGTCCAAAGACCCGGCACTAGGCGAAACACCCCCGCCCGTCGCCTTGCCACCCGCTACCCCTGCCGAGATGGTCGAGGAGGCGTTTGCCCGGCGTCAGCTTGGCCGCAAGGTTCACCACCCCTGCACCTGCTCAGTGGACTGGAACGATCTTGAAGTCAAAGCGGGCGACTCCCAGGACACGCGCTTATGGAAAAACATGATGGCACCAAGGCGGGCCACGGTGCGGCAATACGAGTCCAAGTTCAATCGGGTTTTGATGGATGCCCGGCGGCAAGTCCTCGGCAAGCTCATTGCGTCCGCTGCCAAGGGCATCACGACCAAGGCGCTGGCCGATCATTTCATGTTCGACCTGAACCAGTTCACGTCGTCATTCAATTCTGCGATGAAGGCCGTGGCCGCCGACGCGCTGCAAGCCGGTGGCGAGCAGGTTATGGCGGCTCTTGGTATCAAAGACCCGTGGACGATGCCAAACCCGGAAGCCATCTCGTTTTTCCAGGATCGTGAGAACAAGATGCGAAACATCCCGCCCGACATCTTCCAGCAAATCTCCGGGGCGATTCAAGATGGCATCAACGAGGGGGATCCCATGACGGACATAGCCAAGCGCGTTCGGGCTGAGTTCAACGACATCAGCAAAGGCCGGGCAAGGGTCATCGCCCAAACCGAGACAAGCGCAGCCTATGGCACGGCCAATCACGCAGCCATGGACAAGGTTGGGGTGACAGGCAAGCGCTGGCTGACCAGTCGCAATGCCAACGTGCGCCCGGCTCATCAAGCGATGGAAGGCGAGACGATCCCGTTCCAAGACAAGTTCGCGGTGGAGAACCCGGAGACGGGCGAAGTGGATTACATCTCGCACCCCAGCGACGTGAACGGCCAGCCGTGGAACGTCATCAACTGCTTTTGCCTATGTGTCGCAACGAAGGTAACGGACAACCCATGAACGCTTTTATTTTTGCCCAGTATTGGACATTGATTGTCCTATGTGGTAAGACATTGATTGTCCTATGACGAAACTCATTCGCACCATTCACCCGGAAATCCGCGTGCTCGATTCCAAGCAGGGCTTGGCCGAATACGTGGCCAGCGACGAAACGATTGACAGCTACCGCGAAGTGATCCGCGCGAATGGCTGGCGCTTTAATTTCTTTGCCAAGAACGCGCCCTTCGTGGACAGCCATGAATACAGCCGCATCGAGAATATGCTGGGCAAGGTGATTGACTTCCGCGTGGTCGGCAAGCAACTGGTGGAAACGGTGAAGTGGGCGATTGATGTAGCCGAGAACAAGGTCGCGCAACTCGGTTGGAAGATGACCGAGGCTGGCTATCTCAAGGCCGTGTCGGTGGGCTTCTGGCCGGTCAAGACGCTGACGCCGCACTCTGACACCAAGGGTTTCAATGAGCAGTTGAAGGACATGGGCCTTGCCGACAATGCGCCCGTGCGTGCGATCTACACCGAGCAGGAACAGATTGAACTTTCAGCCGTGGTCATTGGCGCGAATCCGAACGCGCTGGCCAAGGGCTACAAGGCGGGCGTCTTGAACGATGCCGACCTTGATTTGATTTCCGGGGAGTTTGCCAAACGCAACAGCGGGGCATTGGCCGTTCAGGACGAGCACGCCAATGCCCAACGCGCCCGTCAGCGTTCGGCCTTCCTTGAAAAACTGCAAACAACGATAAAACGATTATGAAATTGACTGATGCCATGACGGAACTGGACTTCCAGAACACCGTCCTCGGCGGCCTCGAAGCCGCGCAAAAAGAAATCGCGACGCTCAAGAGTTTGACGCCGGCGGAACAAATCATCTCCGACCAGTCGCGCTGGCCGAAGGAAATCAAGGCGGGCATGGAAGACCTGACCAAGCTGAAGAACACGGCCAACGGCCTGGACTCGGAAGTGAAGGCCATCACCAAAAGCCTTGCAACACTTGACGCACTCACTCGGCGTGAAGCCCGCAGTTCCTTCGGTGACCCCGTGGAACGCTTCCTCAGTGACCCGGACAAGCGGAACTTCTTCAATGGCCTCGCACGTCGTCTGGCTTTTCCAAATGCGAAATTGCCGGAGCATCTGGAAAAGGCTTTGACCGGCGTGGACAGCTCGCTCGGCACGGCCCTCATTCCCACGGAATATATTACCGACATGTATGGAGTCCTGGCTGAATACGGCGATTACAACTCGCTCAATGTGATGCGCGTCGGTGCGCGGACGAACTCGTTACCGCTCATCTCCGCACGCCCGGCAGCGGCTTGGTATGGCGCAGGCGCAGCGGCCACGGAAGGCACGGCGATTGCCGCAGCGGATTACACTGGCTCGGCGGTTACATTGTCCATCCAAACGATGGGCGTGATCCTCTATGCATCACGCGAACAGTTGGCGGACAGCACGATTGACATGAGCAGTGTTATCGTTCGTGACTTGGCGATGAGCATTGCCCAGTTGCTCGACGAGACTGCGTTCAACTCAGACGGCACGGCGGACGCGACGGATGCGGGTTATTACGGAATCTTCCAGTTAGTGGCGAGTGTTCACACTGGTTTGGCTACCACGGCTACGTCTCACACGTCTGTTGCAACGACCACGTTGGCGGATTGGGAGAAGTGTCTCACCACAGTCAGCGTTGGCGTCCTCAAGCGTCAATGCAAATGGTGGATGCACCCGCAGATACGCGCCAAGGTTGCGATCATCGTGGACAGCAATGGCCGGCCCATCTTCCAGACCGCTCTGGAAACCCCGTCCTCGACCATCGGCAGCATCTTCGGGTATCCCGTTGTGCCAGTTACCGCCGCGCCGTCCACGGACAGCACCGGGGCGAAGGTCGCGGTGTTTGGTGATCCTGCCGCGCAGGTGGTGGCGATTCGTTCCGACATCGAGCTTGCACAGAGTGAGCATATCAAGTTCGCGGAAAACCAGATCGGTTTCCGCAGCATCATGCGGGCGGGCGTCAAGACCCGCGTTCCCACGGGCAACCCGGCTGGCTTCAAGCCGCTGACGGTGTTGACCCTCGGCTAATCAGTGACGACAGTTGGGGGTGGGACAATGAATGTCTCACCCCCAAAAACCAACAATTTACTTTCTCGAATCAAATGAAAAACCTGCTTCTAAGTCTGGCCCTCTTGGTGGCCGTGAGCGTGTCGGCGCAGCCGGGCCTCGTCAATAAATCTGCCACGGGCACGAATGCGCCCGTCGTGTATTTCAAGGGTGACGATGCCTATGCGCTGCGAATCGTTTCCTACGATCTGACGGGTGATAACGCCGCTAACAAGTTGACCTTGCTGGCCGGCACGACCCGCTTGCCCTTGCTCAAGGCGGCAGCGACTTCGGCCAGCAATCTGGTATTCGCCAAGACGGGCGTGACGTTCGCCAGCAATGACGTGTTATTAGCCCAGAACGCGGCGGGAACGGTGGTAGCTGCGACTGTGCAAACGAATGTTTACCAGACCAACAAGACGATCACGTTTCAAACTTTGCTCGGCACAAATCTGGCCGTGGGCGACAAGGTGCGCGAACGGTTGACGGTGGCGTATACCGTACAGTCGGCGGCATCGGATAGCGCAACCGTGCTATTCACGGACGGCGTGACCGGATTGGCGGGCAGCGACATCGTGGTGCTGGATCGGGGCGGGGCTGGTTTCCTGACGAATACAGTTTCGAGTGTGGCCACGGCGAATCGTTTCCGTTATTCGCTGCGTGACCCGGCACAGACGGTGGCCGAGATTGGTGACAAGGTGTATTACACTGTGACGAACACCACGACCACAACCGGCGTTACGGCTTTTGACGGATTAAGTTTGAACGTGGCGACTACCAATGGGTTCGATGCGGCCGACATCGTGCTGATCTCAACCACGCGCGGGCTGGCAGCAGTCCGCATCATTGACACGGCTGGCGTGTCCACCACGAACATCACGCTCACGGTTGCGGCCGGGTTCGCCACGGCGTCGGGTGATCGGGTGACGTTGCTTGGTGGGGCCCGAACGCTCATCAAGCCCGTCAAGGCAGGCGATGCAACCATCCTGCTGGATGCCCTGACAGCGATGGCAAACGGAACAAATATCGTTGTTAATCCTACGAGTCAGACGCCATGGCAGAACAAGCTTGTCAGCACGAACACCGTCGAATCAACCAAGAGCATCACGCTTGGACACACGTTCGGCGTGGAGGTGTATCCCGGCCAAACGCTCTACGAAGGCAGCTTGACGGCACTGACCACGACCTTTGCGGCGGATAACATGGACAAGGCAATCGTGACCGACGTAGCCACGTCCATCGCAGCGGGCGATACAGTTTACATTTCGTCCGCGACCAGCGGTGACACTTGCATTGCCCGCGTGGTCGCCAAGACCCCGGAGGATTTCTCAATGCTGAGCGTTACCAATTCAAACGTCCAACTCGGCGCAGCCATGGCAGCGGGCGACTCGGTATGGCTGGCGGGCAACACCGGGACATTCATCGTGGGCAATGCCAGCGTGAGCGTGCAAAACGCAGTTGGGCTATGGCAGGCGGGCAGAGGCTCGCCGGCCTCGGCAACTTTGACGACGACCAATGGATTGATCCGCAACATAACGGGAGAATACAAATGAACGAACCCACTGTAAAAATCACGGCTGACCGAACCCAGCGCATCTTCGTTGTGCAGGGAGAGTCATTGATCGTATCACCGGAACGCGCTGAAGCGCTCGCGGGCTTTTGCACCGTGGCCGATGCGTGGCCCAAAGACGTTGCATCTGATCCCGAGGATCGGATGGTGCGCGGTAAAAAGAAATGAACGCCGGCCTGGGCAGTCTCACATTCCTGAAAGCGCAGTTGCTCGCGGACGCCTTGCGCGCGGGCACGCGTTACGACGAGCAACTGACCTTGATCGGGCAGGGCGTGGCCGAGGCAATGGATGGCTTCTGCGACCGCAAGCTGGCACGCGAAGAGGGCGCCGTCTTGGTTTGCACGGCAGATCGGATTCAGGTCTTTGCCGAGCACTATCCGATTGAGACGATTACCAGCGTCCATCTGAAGACGGACACGACGAGCGGCTGGGTGGCGCAGACTTCGCTGGTGATGAACACCAACGACGACAGCGGCCTGATTTATTGGGGCAGCATGATCGGGCCGGATTACACGCAACTGAAATTCACCTACACGGGCGGGTTCTGGTTTGACGAGACGGAGGAAGGCTCGGACACCCTGCCCGCTGGAGCGACGGCCCTTCCGAAAGACCTGCAACTGGCCTGGGTGCTGCAATGCCGGGCGACGTGGGCGGCGATTGACAAGCTGGGCAAAGACATCGTGAACACGGGCAGCAGCGCCACCAAGACGGTTGATCCACTCACGGGCATCGAACTGTTGCCGCAGGTGGTGGACATTCTGAACGGTTATTCCCGTTACCAGATTATATGAGCGTAGGCGTGCAAGTCAAAATCAGCAGCGAAGCCGAGGGGCTGTTGCTGCGCTTGGGCAATCAGCCGGGCCTCATGCGCGCGCTCACACGCGAGATGGAAGTGCAGATGGATGGAGATGACGGGCTGCGGACTCACATCATAACGAAACACCTGAACGCACAGCCGCACCCGTCCGACCCTTCCAACCATGAGCTAGGCCGCGTCACCAGCCGGCTGGCCAATTCGGTTTATGCGACCACCGAATCAACTGCGACCACCGTTGATGGTCACATTGGTAGTAATGTCGCGTATGCGGCCATCCACGAATACGGCGGCACGATCAAGCGCGTTTTGCTGGCGGGTTCGGTTCGTCTGCGTGCCGACCGCAAAGGTAATCTGCTCAAAGGCGTTTCCCGCTTCGCGCGCAAGGCCGACAGTTCCAAGGGCAAGGCGCACAAGCAATTTGTGAACGTGCCCTTCGCCGGCGGCAAGCGATACGAGACGGTCATGCCCGAGCGCGCACCGTTCCGCACGGGCATCAGCGAAAAGATCGATGACATGGGCAAGGGCTTGTCGGAAGCCGTGGTGGATTATTGGGCGGGTCAAGTATGATTACTGATTTCGTCAAATTCCAAAACTTTGTGGCTCACTATCTGAGCAGCTACAATGCGCTCGACAATGTGAACATCGTCACGCGCGACCGGCTACTGGCCGATGAATCGCGCCTGCCGGACGAGACGTTGGCCGCCGAGGTCTTAGCTTACATCACACCTCGCAACGGGCGCGTGGGCGCCGGCGTTATCGTGGAGAAGCCCGGCTTTGAAGTGGGGCACCCCAACCTTCCGGGCCCCGAGGGTGACATCACCATTGAATGCCTTGTGCTCGAAGATCGGATGACGAACAATTCGCCCACGGAAGGCACAGGCTTACCCGCTGACCAGATTTCGCAGACCATCATGGACGCCTTGCACTGGCAGCAATGGGAGGGGTTGGGGCAGATATTCTGCGACCGTTCGGCCATGGTGCCCGCCAAGGACTTTCAACCGCTCGACGGCTACCGGGTCAAATTTAGACTGCGCTTGTCGCGGTCGCAAACGGTCAAGGTGCAACAGCCGGTCATCACAGAATCTAGCGGCGCGATCACCTTGACTTGTTCGACTTCCGGCGCGCAGATTTACTACACCACCGACGAAAGTTATCCTGGACGCAGCAACCCGGCGGCGATGTTATATGATACGACCTTCACCGTTGACGTTGGGACGGTCGTAAACGCAGCGGCGTATCTCGACGGCTCTACGCCATCACACATGATCCAAGCCACCGTAACCTGATAAAAATATGGGACTCACACGCTCACTCATAGTCAAAGGGCCAGCCAAGCTGGTCTATAACTCGACGACCTATTACACGCCAGACGATGTGTCAGTGCAGATTGACGACGGCGCGGTTGACGTGATGTCCAGCTTCCACGGGCCAGCCGTGGATCGCCTCGTCATCAATCCCAAGGTGACTGTGCAATTCACGCCGCACGCGGCGGTCAGTGCTGGACCCGCCGCCGTATCCCGCGTCGCTACAATGACTGCGCTTATTCCGGCCATCTTCACCAATGGGTTTTACGGCACGCAATACCTCGGCAGCGGTGGCAGCGAACTGGCATTGCAAATCTGGTCAAGCAATGGTGAGTTAGTGACGGTGCAGAATGCGATCATCACCGCTCCGCCGTCGCTCACCTTCGCAGCGGACAAGCCGATCTTCGGGCAATGCACGATCACCGGCATCTGCAAGACCACCAGCAGCGACATCAATCTTGGCCTGGCCAATTCATTGCTGGACGTGGCCGAAGCTCAGGCCGACGCAGGCCTGGCGTTTGTCGGAATCCCCAGCTATCTACAACGACGCTACAAGGGCGCGCTCGGCGCTCAGGCTGGCTTCACAGAGATTTGGCCTGAGGGTGGATGGACAGTGAGCTTCAACCCGCAATGGAAGGAACGTCAGATTCAAGGTCTGACGGTGGACTTTGAGTTGTCGGGAATGGAGATCGTTGCCTCGTGTGTTCCGACCGGCCCGACAATGAGCCAGATAATCAATTTGTTGGGCGTAGGCGGAGAC